TTCTACATTTACATTATCAGGAAGTGTTGGTGGTTTTACAAATGTTACTATAACAACAGTTTCAAGTGCTCAAGGTGGCGCAGAGGCTCAATCAAAAGAATCAATACGATATAACGCACCGTTACAATATGCAAGACAAGATAGAGCAGTTACAACAAGTGATTACGAAACACTTGTACAAGAATTATATCCAAACGCACAATCAGTTTCAGCATGGGGTGGAGAAGATGATGAAACGCCAGTTTATGGTGTAGTGAAGATTGCGATTAAAGCAGCATCAGGTTCTACATTGACAGATACTACAAAAGAAAGTATTAAAACCCAGTTACAAAAATTTAATGTTGCTTCTGTAAGACCAGAAATTATTGATCCAGAAACTACATCAATTTTACTTACTTCAAATATTAAGTATGATGAAAAATCAACAATTAAAACTGCTGATACATTGAAGTCAAATGTTTTAACTACGATTACAAACTACAATAATAATACACTTCAAAAATTTGATGGTGTGTTTAGACACTCTAAAATTACTGGCTTAATTGATAACGCAGATACAAGTATCTTATCAAATGTTACAACATTAAAAGTTAGAAAAACTTTTACTCCAACTTTAAGTTCATCAACAAGATATGACATTTATTTTAGAAATGGTATTTTTAATCCGCACGCCGGTCACAAATCAAATACAGGTGGTGTAATCACCACATCAGGTTTTAAAGTACCAAATGATAATAATGTTTATTTCCTTGATGATGACGGAAATGGAAATATAAGAAGATATTATTTTGTAGGTTCCGTTAGAACATATGCAAATAATACTCAAGGAACAGTTAATTACGCTACAGGTCAAATTACAATTAACTCATTGACAGTTGCATCAATAGAAAATATACGAGGCTCTTCATCTACTGTTATTGAAGTAACTGTAGAACCAGCGTCATATGATATTGTTCCAGTAAGAGATCAAATTTTAGATATTGATACAGCAAATTCAACAATCACAGTAGAGGCAGACACCTTTGTTGGAGGTTCTTCTGATGCTGGTGTAGGTTACTCCGTAACAAATAACTACTAATGGCAAAGTTCACTGATAAAATATCAAACCTGATTAATCAACAGGTTCCAGAGTTCGTATTAGAACAACACCCTAAATTTTTAGAGTTTGTCAAATCATACTATACTTTTATGGAATCAGCAGAGTTAGGTGTTACCTCTGTTCAAACGACCGATGGTATTTTATTAGAAACAGAAACAGCAAAAACAAACGAATTAATATTAGATGGTTCTCGTATTGATACAGATAGAACACAATTAGATGCTGGTGATAAAATACTTTTAGAAAGTTCTGCTTTTGGAAAGTTTACAAGAGGTGAAACCATCACTGGTTCTACTTCAAACGCTACTGCAACAATACTTGCTGAAGATTTAGATAATAATAGACTTTATATTTCAGCACAAGATAAGTTTATAGATGGCGAAACAATATTAGGTGCTTCTTCAAACGCATCTGCAATCATCAATAACTATAAACCAAATCCAGTTCAAAACATACAAGACTTATTAAACTTTAGAGATCCTGATAAAGTAATCTCAAACTTTTTAACAAAGTTTAGAAATGAGTTTTTAAATACATTACCTGAAAGTTTAAATAATGATATTGATAAAAGAAAATTAATAAAAAATATAAAATCTTTATATCGAGCAAAAGGTACAAATAGAGGACACGAATTATTTTTTAGATTATTATTTGGATTAGAATCAGAAATATTTTATCCTAGAGAACAAATGTTAAGAGTATCTGATGGTAAATGGGATACTAAAAAGATATTAAGAGCAATTGGTACAACCGGAAATACGAGTAATTTAATCGGCCGTTCAATTCAAGGCGAAACTTCAAATGCAACTGCAATTGTAGAAAACGTATTTAAGTTTCAAATTGGAGCCAATGAGGTTACTGAGTTTATCTTAAATGATGAAACAATCACAGGTTCTTTTCAAACAAGTGAAGTAATTAGAGGAACTGCCACAGATAATGATGATATTTTTATAAAAGCAACAGTAACAGGATTACCTTCAGTTATATCTATTTTAAGTGGAGGTTCACTATACAATACAGGAGATACAGTTAATATAACAAGTGGTGGTCAAGGTGCAATCGTACAAGTAAATGATGTTGGTAGAGGTGGTATTACAGAAATTATTGTAAATGATGGAGGATCAGGTTATGAAATTGGCGATGATATTAATTTTACAAATACAGATACAGGTGGTGGATCTGCCACAGCAAAAGTATCAGTTGTAAATGGTGGGTTTACACAAGAAACTTCTACATCAACAACAGACGATCATATTGTATTAGAAGATGAAACAACAAGAAGTGATCCATATACAGGAAATAAAATTGTACAAGAAAGTGGTTCGGGTGATATTACAGATGTAAGAATTATATCAAATGGAAATAATTATTTGTCTTTACCAACTATTACAGTTGATGATACCACTGGTTCAGGTGCAGATGTTTTTACATATGGTTCAGAAATAGGGAAAGTTTTAAGTTTAAGGATTGTAGAATATGGTTCAGGTTATGAAGCATCACCAACACCGCCAACATTATCTTTACCTAGTTACTTAATTATTTCAAATCTATCAGGTTCATTTACAATTGGCGAAACAGTAACAGGTGTTGATATAAGTTCAACAGCAGTTACAGCGACAGTTGTATCTTATAATGCTGATACAGGTGTGTTAAAAGTTTCAAGTCCATCAGGTACTTTTGCTGAAAATAGTTCTTTAACAACAGATGGTGGCGCAACTGCAACTGTTGAAAAAAATGATTTATCAACAGCAAGTGTTACTGTTGGCGCTGTGATTGATACAGACGGAACATACATTAACCAAGATGGTCACGTTTCTGAAGACTCAATGAGAATACAAGATAGTTTATACTACCAAGACTTTTCTTATGTTATCAAAGTTGGTCGTACCATTAATGACTGGAGAGATTCATTTAAGAAAACAGTTCACTCTGCAGGTTTTTACTTTACTGGACAAGTTGATATTGCAACATCTGTGTCAGCAGAAATTAAAAGAACAGTAGGTATTAATACAGGAATTGATTATGATGCACCTGCTTTAATAATTAATACATTATTCTCAACTATCTTTGGTAGAAGATTAGGTACAGAAGATGATGGCACAACGTTAAGAGCAAATCCTGAATTAGGTGTTGATCCAGATTTTGATGATAGTACAAGTGAACACTTTACACCAAATACAAGAGATTTAACTTTAACAAGAAAGATGAAAATATCTTTCCCAAGTATAGCGAAAATAGATGTACGTGGTGATGAATTAAAATTTGGTTACGCTTATGCAGGTCCTCGTATGAAATCATTATCGTTAAATGATGATGACTCTGCGTTTACAAGTATGTTTGGTGGAGGTCACCCGAATGTACAATCAGGCGCTTTTACAGCATCTGGTCCAGGAACAACAAGTTTGGTACAACCATTGACTTTAGAAAATCTGGCTAATCATAGATTAATCGGATTAAATAGTACAAGTCTAAATGGTGAAGTCGTACAAATAAGAGATTTAAATAATGATAATCTAAAAACTTATATTACTTTTCCAACGGAAATTAAAGCAACATTACCAGGTTTAACATTTGATAGAACAACAAGTACATTTGACACAACTGGTTTAACTTTTGACCAAACATTTTAGTAATTAATGTATAAATATTAGAAAGTTTAGAGAGAATCAATGGCAAAACAAACAATTAATATCGGAACAGTCGCTGATGACGGTACAGGTTCAACTATACGAGCCGGCGGTGATATAGCAAACGATAACTTTAATGAATTATATACAAAATTAGGTGATGGTTCAACTCTTTATAGTTTAACATTTCCAAACGCCACAGATATAGTTGTAGCCAGAGATACAAACGATACTCTAACAAACAAAACATTAACATCACCTGTTATAGGAACAAGTTTAGATTTAAACGCAAGTGAGTTGATATTAGACGCTGACGCAGATACAAGTATTACTGCGGATACTGACGATCAAATAGATATTAAAATTGGTGGTAATGATAGAATTACTTTACAATCTGGTATTATTGACTTAAAAAATGATGGTAGTGAATCTCAAATCAAACTGTATTGTCAAGTAGGAAACGCTCATTATACACAAATTCAGGCCTCTCCACACGCCAATTATGGTGGTGGTAATGTAACAGTAGTTGTTCCAGCAGTCGCTGGTACACTGGCGCTAAGACCAACAACTACTAATGCTACAGGTGATGGTTCTACACAAGCGTTCACTTTAACTAATATAAATAATGATGTAGATAGCGTTATGGTATTTTTGA